GCTCTGAGGGCTTGCTTGGCGGCGCTCGCCGGCCTCACCCCAAATCAAACCGGGCGGCGCTCGCTCGGGAACAGCTCGCACCTCGTGGAGCCGTTCCGCTATGGCCAACATTCTGGCGCCCTTTGGCTTCCGCCACTTGGGCTACATGGAGGGCGCACCGCCCACCATGGGGATGCGATACCGGAAAATCGCGCTCGGCAACACGAACCCGATTTTTCGCGGCGATCCCGTCGTCTCCCTCAACACCGGCTACATCGCCCAGGCAACGTCGAACGCGGTGCAGATCGCGGGCATCTTTCACGGCTGCGAGTACTACTCGATCAGCCAGCAGCGAAAGGTGCGATCGCGGTACTGGCCGGGCTCCGATGCGCAGTACGACGTCGATGCGTTCATCATCGACACGTCGAGCAGCCAATGGCTGGTGCAAACCAATGGCGGCGGGACTGGCACGGGTGGCTCTCTGCCGTTCTCGGCGATCGATTTCAACGCCGGCTTTTTCGTCACGCCGGGAGGATCGGCATCGCCTGCACCCACCTCCGGTCTCGGCAACACGGTGAGCGGCTACTCGGGCGCCATGCTCGATACTGCGGGCTCGCAGCCGACCACGCCCGGCACGCCAGCGACCACGCCAGGGCTGCCGTTCCGCATCCTCGCGCTCTACTCGGATTACGCCGTGCCCGGTGCGCCATTGGTCGGCGGCACCCAAGGCAACGGTGCCGACAACACCACCGCCTACAACTGGGCGGTCATCGGCTTCAACAACGCCGACACCAAGTCCCTAACCGGCATCTAAAGGAGGCCGATCATGCCTGTCGCATTAGCGGCACTCCGCAACGAGCTGCTCCCTGGCTTGTTCGACGTCAGGGGCTCGTACGACATGATCCCGCGGCAGTGGGACAAAATCTACAAAACGCGCAAATCGAATATGGCCGTCGAGCGCTCGACGCAGATGGCCTTCCTTGGTTTGCCGTTCTTCAAGACCGAGGGTGCAGCAACTCAATTCGACAACGAGGCCGGCGAGCGCTGGGCGTGGAATATCGAAGCGCTCGAAGTGGCGCTCGGATACTCGATGCCGATCCACGTCGATGAGCCTGTCGCCACGGTGTTCGGCGATGTCCGACTCGGCGACATCGAGATCGGCGACATGGTGCTCACCCGGCGCGGGCGTTATCGCCGCGTCGAGGCGGTCCACAAGCAGGGCGTTATCCCGATCGTGCAAATCACGACGCGCTCTGGTCGTGTAGTGAATGCAGCTCCGTGTCATCCGTTCCTGACCGTCGCCGGCTGGAAGGATGCCGGCGATCTCACGAGCGCTGATGCGATCGCAGTCGGTCGTGACGGCGTCGACTACGACGATCCGTATCGGCCGGTGCAGCGCGCCGACGTCGAGGCTGACATCCAGGTGCTCGAACGCACTGCCGAATGGGACGCGGTGCTCTCGGTCAAGGATTGGGGTGTCGGTGAATGCCGGTGTCTGACGGTCACCGAGGACTCATCGTTCGTCGTGCGCGGGCTCGTCGTCCACAACACTCGTAAAGCCATCGACGACAACCTCTACAAGCAGCAATTCAATCCGACGAACCTCAAAATGCAGGAGGTTTTTGCGCAGTTTAAGGAAATCCAAGCTGCGTCGGTGTTGAACACTGCGACGGTGCAGATACCTGGGCTCGGCGGCGATGGTGTGCCGCTGGCGTCGACTGCGCATCCGGTCGATGGTGCGTCGTTTGCCAACCGCTTCAGCGTCGATATCTCGCTCAATGAGTCGTCGCTGCTGCAGGGTATGGTCAACGTCCGTACCGGCTTCGTCAACGAGCGCAACGTCAAGATTTTGGCGCGCGCACGTCAGCTCATCATCCCGCCTGCGCTTGAGCCGGTGGCTATTCGCTTGCTTCGCAGCGAGCTTCGCCCCGGAACGGCGGACAACGACACCAACGCTATCCTCTCGACGGCCGGAGGCTTGCCGGAAGGATTTATCGCACTCGACTTTCTGACGTCGAGTTTTGGTTGGTTTTTGAAAACTAATATTGAGGGGTTAATCCATATTTTACGCATACCTTTTGAGCAAGATTTATGGGTGGATAACGTCACAGATAATCTCCTTTGTAAGGGGTACGAGAGGTATGTCTTCGCGTACAATGACCCGCGATGCTTGTACTGCTCGTTCCCGACCTCGTAACCCACGGAGGTTGTCGTGACTGAAACCATCCTCCGTGGTCCCGGTTGCAACGCTGGTGCGGTGCTGGACGGCCGAGTCGAGCCTAATGATGGGCCCGGCCTCGAATATCAGGCGACCGGTTTTCCTGATGTCCGGTTTCCCAATCTCAACACGACTGGGATGTCTCCTGGTCGTGTTCGGGGGTGGCTCAATTCGCCCTTCATCGTTGCATGCGACAACATTCCCCAAGCCAACAGTGCGACCGTCTTGGCAGCGGCGACCACTATCGTTGCTGGCACGCCAATTCCGCTGTTGACGGCGGGGCAAGCGAACGGCACCACGGCTGGTAATCCGACGATGATGCCGGGCACGTCGATCTACCGTGCTGACACCGGGGCACTGGTATCGGGTTTGGCCGCGCTCGATTTTGGCTTCACCACCGGGACCACGGTGGTTGGCAACAACAACATGACGGTGAACGACGGCACACTGTTTGTGCCGGGGCAGTGGATCGCCGTTGGCGGTGCGGGCAATGCGGCCAAGACAGTGCCGCTCTACACCCAAGTGATGGCGGTCGCCGCCAACGTGGTGACGTTGCGTGACGCGCCGGCTGCGGCGGTCACCAATGCGCCGATCGGCTCAGCGGTGCCTCCGGTACCGTATGGTGCAGCGAGCCGCGGGATTTTCCCGCAAGCAGTCGCGCCGTTCATGACGGGTGGCATCCAGAATTTTCTCAATCCGCCGGAAGCACTGGCGCGCGGCATTGTGCTCACGGCTGTCGCCGGCACTGCTGCGCAGGCCGTTCCGGTGCGCGGCTATGATGTCTACGGTTTCCCGATGACCGAGATTTTCAATCTCACGGGCGGCGCGCAGACGCTGTACGGCAAGAAGGCGTTCAAGTACCTCGCGAGCGTCACTCCGGTGACTGTCGGCGGCACTTTGGCTGTTGGGATCAGCGATGTCTTTGGCATCCACGTTCGCAGCGACAAGTGGGAATATACGAACTTGTTCTATTCGGGTGCGTTTCTCACGACCTCGGCGGGATGGCTCGCTGGCGACAAGACGAACCCAGCGACCAATGCCAGTGGTGATGTGCGTGGTACCCTGCAGGTCTCGGCGGCGGGCGGCGGCACGCCGATTGCGGCCCCAGCTGCGACCAACGGCACCACCAACCGTTTGATGATCGCGACCACCGTCCCGCTGTTCAATAATTTGAGTGGGACGCCGGTCAATCCAACGTCTATGTACGGCTCGACCCAGTATGCGGGCTGAGGAGGCAGTTATGGCCAGGAAGAAGCACAAGGCGAGCGGTGGCCGCAGCATCGAGGTCGAGGGCCAAAGCCAGGGCTATGGCGGCGGCGATCCGCATGTCGTCCACGATGCCGAGGAGAAGAAGCACGGCGGTCGCGCTAAGCACAAACGCAAGCATGGCGGCAAGGTCGACGGCAAGCACCCGCACCACCGCATGGACCGTAAGCGTGGCGGTCGGGTGCGCGGCGGCAGAGTCGGCGCCGACACTTCACCGCTCAGCTCAGCGCACGGTACGAGCGGCGAGCCGAAGGCGCCACGCGAGCAAGAGGGCGGCCTGAGCAAGTGACATGGCGCGACTGAGCGCAGCCAAGCGACACAGTTTGCCGGCCAAGGACTTTGCAGGCTCGGCGAAAAAGGAAAGCTACCCGATCGACACGCGCGGCCGAGCCAAGGCCGCGCTCGGTCTGGTGGGCATGCACGGCGGACCTGCGCTCAAGGCCAAAGTCAGGGCCGCGGTGCACCGCAAGTATCCGACCCTAGGCCTGAAGAAGAAGGCAGGCGGCCGGGTGGATGGACATAGACCACGGCACCGAATGGACCGTGGCCGCCATTAGAGCCTCGCTGGTGCGTTTTTCGGGCCCGGGGCTATCGGAGGGCCCGACAGCATGAAAACCGTTTCTATGAGGCTCCCATGGCGTTGCCGGGCTATCTGACGCAGACCGGGGTCGGCCGGTCGGGCATTTGGGTTCCGGATTATTTCGAGGACCCGTTCAACGTCGGCATCGGCTGCATCATCAACGGCACCGTGACGTACAATGTCGAGCATTGTTTCGAGCCGGTTGACCAACTGGTGCTCCAGATACCGTGGGCGGTTGCTGCTGGCGGGAGCAAGCTGACATTTCCCCAGGTGCCGATCGCGTTGATGCAGATTGGCCGTCCGGTGGTTAATCTCACCAATCCGACTACGATAGGGGCCCAAACAGTCACCGCGTTCGATGCCAATACGGTGACGTTGTCAGGTACGCTCCCAGGCACAGTCCAGGCGGGTGATAAGATTTCGTTCCTGGTGTGGTTCCAGAACACCGGTATTTCGGGCGTGTCAGCCAATGCCCAGGGCAACTACGCGTTTCCGGTGCGCGGGATATCGCTCAATGTCACCGCGGGAGCTGGTTCGGTTACTGGCGAGCTCGTCCAGGCTACTGGGCAATGGTGACCCATGCCGACCTATGGCGTAGGCGGAGCTGGGGTGATCGACCCGACCAACTACGTCGGAGTCGTGGTCAACAGCACGCTCGCGGGCGTTTCCAAGGACAGTAGCGGCAGCTTCGTTCCGAGCCTCAGCGGTTTAGGCACGGCAAATATCTTTGCCGATTGGGTCAACAACAATTACGCCGCTGCGGGCGCTACGCAGAGCACCCTTGCTGCTTGGATTGCTGCGCTTGGTGGGACCTATTCACGTGCAGGAGCTGCCACCTTCATCGATAGCAATGGCGTACTGCGAACGGCGGCCGCGAATGTCCCCAGGTTTATGGGCTCGCTGGGACTGCGATTGACAGGTCCGGTAACGAACCTGCTTTTGCAGTCGAACAACATGCTGGTGTCTGGCGTGTGGGCAACCTACTCGCCAGCGCCGGTGCAGAACGTGATGGGGCCTGACAACGTCGCCAACAGCGGGTGGACTCACAGCTCCGGGATTGGCGCGACCAATGTGATGCAGAACGCAATCTCTGGTGCCGGGACCACGGCTTACACGGCGAGTTGCTTCATCCGGCAGGGGACAGCGCCATCACCTGTTTTTGGGCTTAATGACAGCACCGGTTCGACGTGGCTGTGTTTGGTCAGATACACTTGGACTGCTGGTGTGCCAGTCGGCACGCTCATCACCGGGGCCGGGACCTTTGCTCCGCCTGTTCAATTGGTGGGTGGCTGGTGGATGCTGTCGCACACCGGCACGCCAGCGGCGACCGGGCACACGCTCGTTGCGTTGCTGTATCCTGAGACTCAGGTCGCCGCCAATTGCACCGGGCTAAACACTCAGACCTATGGTTGGCAGATCACCAATACGTCATTCCAGGCCGATTACGTTCCGACCGCGGCAACTAATCCGGCGCAGGCGGCTGATGCCCTGAGTTTCCCCTATACCCAAACCACATTCAGCGCGCTGCTGATCACCACTAACCAAAGTGTTTCGACTGGAGCATTTCGGTTTCTGGGCACCAATAGCTCACCATCGGTTCTCAGTATCAATTCGGTGGGTCCGGTGACGATCGCCCAGTACAATGGCACCAGTCAGAACAGCACCAGCGCCGCCATCGGCACGCTCGTCTCTATCAAGAAGATGATGTCGGCGGGCTCGCCGAGCGGTCGCGGGATTATTATTGATGGAGTGTCTGTCCATCCCGACGTCAATGCGTATTTCAATGCGGCTCCGACCAGCTTGGTGGTGGGAAGCCAGGGAGGTACGGCGAACTGGTCATACGGAAATAACCTCAGTATGGCGATATGGAATGGTGTGGTCGCGAGCAACACCGACATGCAGAGGCTGACAACGCTATGACGACGTCCGGCACCTATGCCTACAATCCTAGGGTCTCGAACCTTGCGCTCCAGGCATTTTCCCGAGGATGTGGGTTGTCGGCGTCCGTACTTACGGTCGAGCACTTGGAAATGCTCGGCCATGAGTGCGATCAGTTGATGGTGCAGTGGGCGAATGACGGCGTGCTATTGTGGGAGAGTAAGCTGCTGCAAATTCCACCCGGCGCACAGCTCACGGCTGGAGTCGGTCAGTATCCATTTCCCGACACCTCGACGGTCGAGCTGCTGGTCGCTTACTTGGAGCGCGGCACCGGCACCGGCACCTTCGATCTTGTGCTCGGGCCGCTGTCGACGACCGAGTATGCGATGATCCCAAACAAAAATTTCCAAGGTCGACCGACTTCGTATTGGTGGGACCGGCAAATTCTGCCGATCATGAATTTATGGCCAGTGCCAAATCAATCGAACACCTACACGTTGTTCTGTCGCGTGCTTAGCCAAGTCCAGGACGTGCTACTGCCGAGCGGACTCCAGCTCGATGTGCCATGGCGTTATCTCGATGCGTTCGTCGCCGGCCTTTCGACGCGGCTTAGCCTGCACTACAAGCCGGAGCGTTATCAGCTCAACTTTGCTGTCGAGCAGCGCGCCTGGAACCTCGCGACCAAGCGTGGCGGCGAGAATGTCTATATGAATATCGCGCCAGCGATCGGCGCCTACTACAGGTGACCCATGAAACTGACAGCAAAACGTGTTCGGGAGGTCTTGGATTATGACCCTGAGACCGGCCTGCTTCGATGGAAGCTTAGGCTGAGCAAAAACACTCACGTCGGAGATATCGCCGGATCACTGCATCCGCAGGGTTACACCGTCGTAACGATCGGTGAGAAGCAGTACCAAGGCCACCGCCTCGCGTGGTGCCACTATTACGGAAGGTGGCCTCGCGGTGGCCTCGATCACAAGGATGCTGTTCGAAACAATAATGCGATCGACAATCTGCGTCGGGCGACGAACGTCCAGCAGAACCGTAATCGCAAGCTGTCACCGAAGAACAAGGCCGGATTTAAGGGCGTGTCGTGGAGTTACAACTGCTTTAGAGCCTTCGTCTATGACGGACCGAAGCGCATCGACCTCGGCCGCTTTGCGACAGCCGAGGCGGCGCATCAAGCCTATTGCGCTGAGGCACAGCGTAGGTTTGGGGAGTTCTGGAGGGCAGCGTAACCATGTGGAGACCCCATCCAAAGCACGCGAGCGTCGACCCGAGTAACCCGCGCGCCTGGGGCACGTGCGATCGCTCGGGCTTCATCCATCAGCACGACCAGCTGGTGAACGAATGGATGTGGGCCGGCACGCAGCTCATCAACACGCACGTCCTGGTCGGTCAACGCTTCGTTGATGAGCCGAACGAGCAGTTCCGCGTCATCCGCATCCCACCCGATCCTGATCCGATCCTCAACGCGCGGCCGGAGCCTTACGGCGTCGATGAGGGGTTGATGCCGATGACGACGGAGTCCGCCTATCCTGGCGATCCTGGTCAGGTGCTGCGCACCGGCGACACCGGCGAGTACATCGGCGTCGAGACGGGTCTGGCGTATGGCGAGCCGGCGCCGCGGCCGTTCAAGCTCGATAAGAGCAAGCTCGATGGTCCGGACAAGCTTGGATAGGAGGCTCTAATGCGTGTAATCCTAGCGCTGCTAGTGCTCCTGCTCAGTGATGATCAATTCAACTGGCGCACCTCACAAGCTGACGTGCATAACTTCGATCCAGCAGTTGCCGGTGAGCCCCAACAATGGGGGCACGATCCCGGTTGGCGCCACGTGGATGGTCAACAATAGTAACGGCTGTCTCAAGGGGACGGTTTACACACCGGGTGCTGGTCCGTTTGGCTCGACCACATGCATGCTCATATGGAACGGCACAAATTGGATAGGGCCGTAAACATGAACCGGATCATCGCATCTCTCGTCTGGCTGACCTTATTCACCGGAGCTGCGCTCGCGCAGTGTGCTGGCGGCATCTCAAACTGCCCCCCGGCAGCGGCAGTAGCTCCAACCGATTGGACCGTGGTTGCGCAACCAGGAGGCACCGGGCCGACTGATTTTGTCACTCGCAAGGCGACGGTCGCACAGCTCGGCGGGGGTGGCGGCGGCTTCAACACTGCCGCCAATTACGTGCTGACTGGCACTTGGGCGTTCCAGAGCATTGCGACAGCGGTGACTCAGCCCACTACCGACGCCTCTGGTAATATCGCAACCACAGCCTTTGTGCAGAACGTCACCGCTCCGGTGATCAGCCAGCCGTATACTACGCGGTGCAATCCGACTGGCGTTCCGCAGCCGGTTATCGACTGCCTGCCTGCGATTGTCATCGCGCCGCTCACGGTGACGCAGGGCAGCGCGACGGTCGCACCGATCCTCGATGGCGGGTTTTTCACGGTCCTGGACAGCACAACCGGCAATTCGATTGTGCTTGGGATGGGCGCCTTCAAGACGCAATCGGCCAGTCCAGCCTCCTACAAAAATATCGCCATTGGCGCAAACTCGATGGGAGGTTTCACTGGTCCCGGACTGACCACGGCGGCGGTCAACAACATTTCGCTTGGTGCTGTCTCGCTCGGTGCGCTGGTGAGCGGAAACAGTAACATTGCTATCGGCCTCCTGACTCTTTCTAACAATATCTCCGGGAATGAAAATAATTGCATAGGCTATAGCGCGTGTGGAGGGCTTGGCAGCGACAACACCGCAGTCGGCCTTCAGGCTCTGGCGACATCTGGCGGCTCGGGTAGCAGCAACAGCGCCTTTGGTCCGAGGTCCGGTTATTATGTGACGAGCGGTGGGAGCAATTCATTTTATGGGGCAACTGCCGGGCAATACACCTCCACGGGAAGTGGCAACATCATCATCGGAGCAGGATCGACGGGCGGGTCGTCGTCTACGGTTCTTTTGACTGGCAGCAATAACGTCGTACTTGGCGGCAACATTACCAACCTCACGACTGATGCTGGAACGATCCAGATCGGCGACGGTGCTGGCAACGTGCGGTGGGACTATGGGAAGACGACTGCGAGCGCGACGACGATCAATACGGCGCTTCGTCTGCCTGCCCTCGCCACCACCGGGACGGCCGGCAACACGCTGTGCTGGGACAGCGCGACCAATGCGATCTTTCGAAAGGCTGGAACATGCTGAGGTATCTTCTGCCGCTTCTCTTGGGATCTTCATCCGCCTGGGCGCAGAGCAATCTGGTGGCCATCCCGACGCATCCGACCGCGGGCATTGCGCTGTCATGGACCGGCCCGGCGGGCACCAATACGATCCAGCGCTGGACCGATGCGAACACGACGCCGGTTACCATCGGCACCTCGACCACCACGACTTATACCGACACGACTCCGACCGCTAACCTGTTTTACTACTATCAGGTGATCAACGGCGCGACGACCAGCAACAGCGCCATGGCAATTGTGGCGGACAGCTCCGTAGCCTTTCCGTGCCCGCCGATCCCGCAGGCGCCCAACCAGGGGGTGGACAGGACGGAGACGTATACGAACCCGGACGGAACCACGACGACATTCACCGTGCATGTCCCGCGCGTGACGACCCCGGTGATCAACATCACGCCGTGCAACGGTGCGACTGGCTGCAACGACTACACCAACATCAACAATGCCATCACCACGCTCGGCATGGGCGGCGGAACGATCAACCTCGCGGCCGGAAACTACTACGTCGATTGCAGCGCGAGCGGATGCTTCGCCCAGGTGTTTCTGGTCAATGTGCAGGATGTGACGCTGGCGGGAGCCGGGCTCGACGCCAACGGCATCCCGACGACGCACCTCTATGGAGGTCAGTCAGGCTCCATGCAGGGGCTTGTGGTCGGCGGTCCTAGTAATCGCGTGCTGGTCAAGAACATCACGTTCGACACCGACAGGTACAACACGATCCCCGGTGTGGTGCGCAACGTGGTCGATGCGACGATCACCGCGACCCTCGATAATGCTGGCTTCCTCAATGTGACGGCGATCAATTCTGGCGGAGCTATCGTGATCGGTGCTCCGAACATGTACGGCGATCACTACCCGCGTCTATTCGATGCTGCTGGGGCTATTGGCGCGCAGGTTCAGATAACGATGCCTCCGGCTGGAGGCGGCACAGGTATAGGCACTTACCTAGCGCAGCCATTGGCACCGAACTTGCCGCCAAATGTGATCTCGACGCCGACAACTATGACGGTGTCGCGCAATCAGCGCTTCTACGTACAGTCGGGGCAGGAGAGCTATTACGTTCCCGACCCGACGAACCCGCCGAGTCCTATTCGGCTGACCGGCTACAACTTCACTGGAAATACCTATGAGCTGCGTGGTGGCGGGCGTGACGGTGTTGACGCCACGCCATTCCCGCCCGCGACGAACGCCTTCAATCCGAACTTCTTCAACTCGGCGAGCCCGGACTACCAGCAGTATTTCTGGTCGATCGAGAACGCTCTCAACCTCCCCAATAATCTGCCTGCGATTATGTTTATCAAGACGGGACAGGCGGGGCAGATCGGCGTCGTCGCCAATGATACGACGTGGGAGAATGTGCATCTCTATGGCGGCGGCGGCCCGGGATTGATCCTGCCGAAGGCGACGCAGAACGTGCGCCTGACCAATTTTAAGGTGACCCGCACCCCCAACAGTATCCTGCGGTCGTCGGTGAGCTGGGCCTCGGGGCCTGAGCAGCCGCGCTACGCGGCGCTGATCGGCGACAATGATCAGAACAATACCTGGGGCAATGTCGTTATCGAGAACTCCGAGTTCGGGTTCATCGAGGATGATTATCTGTTCAGCCGTGGCCCCGCGAACATCATGGCCCATGTCTACAGTACGACGCACTTCGATGCGTACCTGCTGTTTCAGGCAACCGGCACGCCCAGCAGCATCGGCGGCGATACAGCCAAGATTTATGACCAGCAGACCTACCAAGTCCTCGGCGAGGAGCCGGTGTCGCTGGCGGGCTCGGCCACAATGCCATGCAGTGGAGGTTCGTGCGGAACCGGTCTTGATGGCTTCTGGTTGTGGGATTTTGTGCTCTCGACGCCAATCCCCAAGCTGCGAAACTACATCGGGGCGACCGATGGCGCGTTGCCGGTGTTCGGGTTGCCGGCGCAGTCGGCTCCTAACCTGATCATCCGCAACTCGTGCTTTCACGACGGCTACAGCCGCCTGCTGACGATGAACCGAAACGTGCTCTATGAGAGCAACACGTTCGGCAACAATTATTTCCAGCCTATTGAGATCAGCGCCTACGTGCCGTCGCCGACTGCAGTTGGGTTCTACGACGGCCCCGGCTCGATCAATGTCACGGTCACCGGAAATCGGTTCGTCAATTCGCCGACTGGCGGCGCTGACCTTGCTGCCGCGTGGGCCCCAGTTGCCGTGACTGCGGGTTACACGCAGACCGGATGGGCGGGTGCTCCGATCTATATCTACGGGATACAGGCTGATGGCTTCTTCGCCAGCGGGAGTCCGCATCCGCTGGACTACATCAACGTGACCAACAATTTCTTTTCGCAGTCGCCGGGGCTCGCTGTTTCGGTCAACAGCGCGGACCATGTGAACGTCACCGGCAACACGATCGTTGACGCCAACACGCTCCCTTATGCGGCCGGTTTTCAGACCGCCTTCTGCGGTCGCAACTCGCATGGGCAGACGGCGGGCGGCGCCCATCAGCCCTGGTGCCTCGCCAAGGAGGCGGCGCAGGGTGCGATCCTCATCAGCAACAGTGGAACGGTGAACTATTCGATGCCGCCAAACACATTCCTCGGCACCACGAGCACCATGCCGAGTGTATTTCTGGTGGTGCCGCCGACTCCGCCTGCTGGTGATATGTTCGTCGGTCAGAGGTACATGCGATGAGAGTCGTGGTTGTATTGCTGTGCTTGTCTTCGATCGCGCAGGCCCAACAGCTGCCGCTGACCGGATGGCGAGCGCAGATCGATATCGATCTCTCGAAGCTTGCTTGTCCGCGCGACGCTCATCTGCAGATATTTAATATCCTACAGGAGGCTGAACGGCAGTCGCGGGCGGCGCAGGTGACGAAACCGGATGAGGGTAAGTGAATGTCGTACAGCTATCCTGGCTACGTGCAGACGTTGGCGAACCTCGCCGGCACGTCAACGACACAGCCGAATTTCGTGATCGAGCTGCCGAGTGCGATCGAGTATGCCGAGAACCGGATTTGCCGCGATCTCGACCTGATCGCGAACGATGCGGTCGACGCTTCTCAAACAACGACACCGCTGGTGCGCAATGTACCGGTTCCGGCCGGGGTCGTGGTTCTCAAGGGCGTGAGTCTCGTCACCCCCGCGGGGGCCATAAGTGCGACCAACGGAACTCGAAACCCTCTGGTCCCGGTCAGCAAGGATTTCCTCGATTGGATGTGGCCGAGCGCTCTTAATCCCTCGACGCCAAGCAAATTCTTCTACCAGACCCAAGGCGCAGGTTCGAGCCTCGGTGGCATCATTCTCGGTCCGTGGCCGGATGCGGCTTATCAGGTTGTCTACACCGGCTCGGTGCGGCCGACTCCGCTGTCGCCAGCCAACATCCAGACGTTCCTGACGCTCAATTTGCCGGACCTGTTTCTGGTCGCGAGCATGATCCACATGGCGGCGTATCAAAAGAACTGGTCGGCGGTCGGTAATGATCCGGCATCGGCGCAGACATGGGAGGTGCAGTATCAGAAGCTCCTGGTCGCAGCGTCGGCCGAGGAGGTGCGCAAGCGGTTCTTCGGCACTACGGTCATTCCGCCGCGTGGCATGGATACCCAGCCGACGTCGCCGGAGGCAAGGCCTTAATGGCGATCGATCTCAAGGAGCTGCGGTTACTGCCCGGGTTCACCTCGGAGATGACGTCAGCATTAGCGCAGGCCTCGATCGTCGACGGCAATTTGCTGCGCTGGAAACAGGGCATGTGGGAGCAAATCGGCGGTTGGACGAAATACGGACAGCAGCTCAACTTCGCTCCGCCGCGATTTTTGTGGGGCTGGCAGGACTTCAATCTGACTAACCATCTCGCTGGCGGCGCTGCTGGCATGCACGTCATTTCTGGGATGGGGATCAACCCGGCCACGGGTTTGCCGGGCGGCACTGGCACACCGAGCATCACGATCGGGCCGCAGTTTTTCATCTCCGGGCAGGCGGGCACGCCGACGGCGACCAACCCGCCGCAGTTCTCGACCGTCAGCGGTTCGAACATCGTCAGCATCACCGATCCGAACTTCACCGGGCCGTCGCTCGATGATGCGGTCTACATCCAGACGCCAGTGTCGGTTGGCGGTGTCATCGTCTATGGGCTTTACCCGATCTATGCGCTGCTCGGGCCGACCTCGTACCAGATCAAGCTGCCCGACCTCGCGCCAGGGACGCCGCAGAACGCCTCGTCGACGGTGACCAATGGCGGCGTGGTGCCGACCTACACTGCGACGGCAAATTCGGCACAGATCACCGTGGTGCTGCCGAACCATGGACTCCAGGTCGGCGAGTCGTTTTCGATCCAGCAGCCGGTGACGGTTGGCAGTAATCCGAACCTGTCTCCGCCGCCGCCGCCAACGACGCCAGTGATTTTGAGCGGAAATTTTTTGGTACAGCCGCCACCGACGGCGCCGAACTTCACTGCCAATCAGTTCACGATCACGGCACCCGTCACGATCACGACGCCAGCGGGCACGGTTTCGCAGAATGGCGGCAACGTCCAGATCACCTACTACATCACGCTCGGACCCAATGCACCGAACCTCGGATGGGGCGAGCTGAGCTGGGGACAGCCGGTTGGCGCCGTGCAGGACTTTCGGAGCCCCTACACGAACCCTGGCACCGGAGGCACCCCAGGCACCTATGGCCCGGTTGCGCTCACCGGTGGCCACGGTACGGGCGCCACAGCCATGATTACGGTGGGTGCTGGCGGGACGGTGACGGCGATCACCTCGGTCAATGTCGGTGGCGACTCGACCGGGACTAACAACACCGCGTTGCAGTACCAGACCGGCGACGTGCTCTCGGCCGCGTCGGCCTCGATCGGCGGCTGCACCGGGTTCCAGGTGACGATCGACGCTAACGCGGGCGGCGGCTGGGGCACTGGCGTTGCGCCAACGCAGGAACAGGGTACATACCTCCAGTCGACCGATTGGTCGGGGTTTAACTGGGGCGACATTTTGGTTTTCAATCCGACCGGCGGACCGGTGTTCACCTGGGAGCCGCAGTCGGCCAATCAGAACGGTCAGATCATCGCCGCAGCGCCGATCGCCTGCGATGGCATCTTTCTCGCGACGCCACAGCAAATCCTGGTGTGCTGGGGCGTGACTACCGGCCAGAACACCAATATCGGTCAGATCGGGACTGCGACTAATATCGGCGTATCAAATCCGCTGCGTATCGTGTGGTCGGATGCCGGCAACTACAATGTCTTCGCGCCCAACCCGAATAACTTTGCTGGTGGTTTCAACCTGTCATCCGGCAGCAAGATCGTCGCCTGCGTGCAGGGCGCCAACATGTTCGGAGTCTTCACCGACATCGGCGTGTGGTCCGGCACCTATGTCGGTCAGCCGCTGGTGTTCTCGATCGTGGAGGTGATGAAGGGCTGCGGCTTGGTCGGTCGTAAGGCCGTCGGCGTGCTCGGCACCACGTTCTATTGGATGAGTCAGAACCAATTTTTCTCGATGAGCGCGGGCGGCGTGCCGACTCCGATGCCGTGCAGCGTTTGGGATAAGGTTTTTCCGAACCTCAATCGTAATTTTTTGAGCAATGTCCGGTTTTACTCGAACGCTGCATTCAATGAAATCGGCTGGTTTTTCCCGACCACCGAGCCAGACCTCGCTTCGGTGCTCGATCCCGGCGGCACTGGCGAGAACACCATGCTGGTCAAGTATGACGTCGTGAATGGTGTCTGGGACTATTCTCAGATGGCGCGTTCGGCATGGATCGACCAGGGCATCCTCGGTCCACCGATCGGCGCAGGTAACGGTCTTGTCCAATCTCTAGTCGGCATCGCCTATCAGCATGAGATCGTCGACAATGCCGACGGTGCGGCGATCAATTGGTATCTCGTGACAGGTGACTTCCCGCTCGGAGCCGGCGATCAGTATCAGTTCGTCGACTACCTGATCCCGGACTTCCGCTATGGACGCATCGGTCAGCCGCAGAACTCTCAAATCCAAATCCAGTTCTTCATGCGCGACTTCCCGAGCGATACGCCGTTCCCATTCCTCGGCAATATCGCGCCGTTCCCGACGAT